GCGGTCCGCGAAGATGCCCGCAGCGCCGAGCGACTCCTGCAGCCCCGGCGTCGGGTGAGCAACGACAGGGATGCCGCTGACCATCGCCTCGACGGCGACGCGGCCCCACGACTCGTAAACGCTCGGCACCAGCAGCACCCGGGTCCGGGCGTACACCGCATCACGCATCTGGTCGCCGGGGATGCACTCCTGGACGGCGACGTTCGGCAGGTCCTCGATGACCTGCTGGCCGTAGGCGCCCTTGACGGCGAGAAACTCGACGTCGGGCATGCGGCGTGCGATCTCCCAGAAGAGCTTGCCGCCCTTCTTCTCGCACATGTTGATCAGCGTGACGCGGTCGCCCGGGATCGTCTCATAGTGGGAGGCGATCACTGGAGGGCGGACCACCACACCCGCGGGAGGCGGGCCCGTCTGGGTGTCCTCCCACCAGGCCAGGCACGAGTCCCGCACCCAGTCGGAGTTGTACACCACCAGCGCCGGGCCCCGCTGTAGCCACGACCGCTCATGGTCGTGGTCGTTGTGCAGCACGTGCACCACCGGCGTCTGGTACATCTCGCCCAGCACCGTCGCCCGCGGCGTGTTCATCAAATGCGTGACGATCACGTGCGGGGCGCGGGCCGACAGCAGCCACTCGAACGGGTCGCCCTTGCCGCGCCTGGGATGCACCCGCACCCCGTCCAGCGTGTACGGCTCCCCGATCGCCGACTCTTCGATGAGCAGGACGTCCACCTCGTGCCCGGCCTGGACGAGCGCGGCGAGCAGGGTGTGCATCGCCCACTCGGCGCCGGCGTTCCCGGTCGGCGGGTACAGGTGGAGCATGGCCAGGACACGCACAAGGGCCTCCAAGATGCCCCGCCAAAGATCGAAGCCTTGGCGGGGCGCGCGAGATCAGGAGTAGGTGTAGGAAGCGGCCCGCAGCACCCCGAACGGGTAGCGCGTGGCCGAGTTCGTGTTGAGCCGGGTGACCGGGTTGGCGGTGGCGTACGCCAGCCGCATCACAGCCCGAAGGGCGACGGCGTCCTGCTGCATCAGGTTCAGCACGACGTTGTTCGAACCGTCGGTGATGACACCCTCGGTGAACATCTTGAACGTGATGTCCTGCCGCAGACCGATGATCGCCTTCGACCAGTCGCCCGCGATCAACTCAGCCTCGGTCGCGTCCCACGAACCGTTGGCGACCTCGTTCAGCGGGTAGCCGTACAGGGTGCCGCCAGGGCGGCCCTGAAGGTCAGGCTGGTAGATCGGGTGACCGTCCGTGGCACGGAGGCCGACCAGCTTCCAGTTCAGACCGGGTCGCGACGCGAACCCGGAGACGGGGAAGCCGTCCTTGGCCAGCAGTTCGCCGAGCTGGGCGACGTTCAGCGCCAGGTCAGTGCCCGCCGTCACCACATTGCCCGCGGCGACGGCGGACTGGTAGATCGGGTTGCCCCACGTGGACGGCTTGTCCGTACCGAACAGGCACGCGGCGTCGATCTTGTTGCCGAACGCCTCCACGATGCGGGGGCGGACCTCGTCCCAGATCGGCACCTGGGCGTCGTCCAGGTAGCTCTCAGGGATCGGCACGATCACCGCGAGCTCTTCGACGACGAGCTCGACGTTCTTCCAGTCCTGAGCGGTTGTCTGCTTGAGCCCGGTGTCGCCGCCGGAGACGAAGTACGCGGTCGGCAGCACATCCAGGACGGGCTGCCGCTGCGTCTTGGTGGACAGGCGCCGCTGAAGGGCGCGCTGCAGCATCACCGAGTACTGCGGCATCTCCTGGATGATCTGCGCGGACACCGGCGTCGGCACCAGCGGGTCGTTCGAAGCGTCGCGGGAGATTTGAGCGTTGTAAACCGGATCTGCCACCGGTATGTCCTTTCAGTCGTGCAGCAGGCCCGGCCGTTTTCGGGACATACCGGTGCTGCGTGAACAGGTGTTAACGGCCCGCCAGACGGCGGAGCCAGGCGTCCGGGTCGACTTCCTTGACCGCAGGCGCGGCACCCGGCTTCAGCGCCTCCACAGGCCGCGTCTGCGGCGGAGCGGCAGGGGCGGGCGACGGGGCAGCGGCAGCGAGTTTCGCGGCCAGCAGTTCAGCCCGCTCGTTGATCTGCTCCTCAGAACCATCACCGAGCAGATCCACCAACTCGGCCGGCAGGCCGTACACGGTGGCCGCCCGCAGACGAGCATTCGCCGACTGAAGCGCTGACAGTTCCCGCTCCGCGGCCTGCGCCCGTTCATGCAGGCGCTGCTGCTCGGTCTTCTGCGAGTCTTCGATCTCCGCGAGCCGTCTCGCCGCTTCAGCGTTAGCCTTGGCCGCCGTCTCATGCTTCCTGGCCAGGGCCTTCCATTTCGCTGTTTCCGCTTCCCAGTCCTGAGCCTTGGCGGCGCCCGTGTCGGGCTTTGCCTGCTCTGCTGGTTCCACGGACGCAACGGCCTCAGCGAGCATCTGCTCCACCTGGGCGTCGCCATTCTCGGGCGCGGTTTCGGACATGAACAACTCCCATGTCGGGATAAGCCCGCCATGTCGGCAGGCGTGTGGGCATGGCAAAGGGCCGACGCCATGTCGGCTCCGGCCCTGATAGAGGTCAGTTCTTGAGGCTGCCGTCGGCGGCCCATGAGGGCGGGATGAGCGTGCTGAGGTTCAACTCCCGCGCCCTCTTGAGGATGAAGCGCCGCACCGCGGCCCTCGCCTCCTCGGTGTTCGGCTGGACACGCCCCACAGCCTTGATGGCGTTAAGCAGGTCCTCACGGTTCGCGATCGGGAACCGTCCTGGCCTTTCCTGGCCGGGCGCCCGCATCGCCTTGCCCTGGTCGACGAGCTTCCGCATCGCGTCGGCGTTCCGGTCGGCCATCCTCAACCTCCCCCCCGGTTGTCCCAGTACCGGCGCCACGCCTTGCGAGCGTCCGCGCCACTGTGGCCCTCGGTGACTTTCTGCCACTGCTCGTACAGGTCCTTGCTGTGCTGCAGCCACGCCTCATCGCGGCTCCAGGCGGGCACCGGCATGCAAGCGCAGTGGTCGTGTGCTTGGAATTTGGCCGTCTGCCTCGACCGGTAGACGGGCCCGCGGGACGCGAGCATCGAACAGAAGGCGCAAGGGTCCTTGTCGGTGATCCGGGCCCAGCCGACTGCCTGACGGTCTTCTCGGACGTTGCCGAGGATCGCGTCACGGCCGCCGGACAGCACCATGCGCGAGATCGACCCCGACAGGGTGACCCCGACGATCTGGAGCGCCTCCTCGGGTGTTTTCCCGAGCGAGATAGCCCGCTTGAAGGCGGCGATGCCCGTGGAGTCCAACACCACCCGCAACAGTTCCTCGGCCAGATCAGCCGGCGTGACGGGGATGTAGAAGCCAGGAGCGTCAGCCTCGAACCGGGCCCGCTCGTAGTAGGCGTTCGCCAGCGTCGCCGATGCAGAGTGCTGCTGCCTGGCCATGGCCGCGAGCATCGACTGAATCGCCGGCCACGTACGGTCCGCGTTCGCTGTGTCGAACAGGTCCCTCAGCAGCGTCACGACGTCTCGGCTCACGCCAGCGCGGAGAGCGACCTGCTGGACCCGATGCTGTTCGGCGAGGCGTTCAGCCTGCGGGCTGGCCATCCGCCAACTCCGGATCCGGCATGTCCTCGACGGGCCCCATCTGGCGTTCGAGCATCTGGTTCAGCTGGGCGAGGGCGTCAGCCTGCTCCTTGGTCGTCTTCCACCTGGCCACGTCCGTCTGCGTGACGCCGGGGATCTTCTCCCACAGCTCCTCTTGCGGCACGCCGAGCATCTGCGACAGCTTGCCCAGCGCGTCGACGGTTGCGGCGAGCGCTCGAGAGGAGGTGTCGCGCCAGACCACCTGAGCGGACTCGTCCTGCCAAGCGTCCTTGTCACCGGCGGCGAGACCAGCGAGCCTCAACGTCTGCTCGTGGCTCTCGCCGAACGAGCTCTTGCGTTCCTCTACCTTGCGGTCAAGACCGTCCCTCGCTGCGACGAGCGACTCGGCGCTGAGATTGGCCATCTGCCCGAGCAGGTAGTAGGGCGGCGTCTGGGAGAGGGTCGCCATCTCCCGTATGGACTCCTCACGGGACTTCAGGTAGCCCTCGAGGTCGGTCTGGCCGAACTCGCCGAACTTGGTATCGGCATCCTCGGCAACAAACAAGCGGTCCACACCCGCGCGGAAGGGCTCGATCGGGTTGCCCTGTTCGTCCAAGGCCGGAGCCATGCCGGTCACCCAGCGCTGCCTGAATGCGGCGTACTGCTGCGCCATCAGCAGGTTGAACGTCGTGCTGTTGATCTGGTCCTGGAGTTCAATCAACGGCTCGACCTCGCCCGCGACCGCCTCTTCCTCATCCAGGTCGATCTCGTTCAAGTAGCGGACCACCGGGCACACGCCCAACTCGTGCTCGTCCCTCCCCGAGTACTCGACCCGACGGCCTTCGTTGTCTCCGGTGAACCGCCACACAGAGGCGTCGTCGTACAAGCGGATCAGCTTCCGCGTCGCCAACCGGCCATCGCCACCCTTGAACTTCTCATCGGTGACTTCGACCGCGAACAGCGGCCATTCGTCGTTGGATGCGTCCCCGTAGAAGGCGGTCATCCTCCGCGGGCTCATGGGCGTGATGACAGGCCCCGGATCGCCGGGCAACACAGTCGCGTACGAGATGCCGTACTTCAACGCGGCCCTGTGGATGCCGTGCTGGCGGGCGTCCATGCGGTTCGCCTGCCAGTTCTTCCAAGCTGCCGCGTTCTCGTCCAGCCCTTGCGGACGATAACCGTCGACGTACAGGTTCTGGGCGACAACGGTCACGACCAGGCGCAACACGTTGACCTTGGCGCGCTGCAGCAGCCAGCGGTACTCATCACGCGCCGAGCGGGGAACATAAACGCTGCTGTGATCGCCACGCACATAGGCGGCGATGCGCCGCAGTCGCTCCTGCTCCGGACCGCGAAGGCCGAGGAGAGTCCGGACGGTGGCCTCAGCCTGTTCCTGCGTGAGCGTCACCGAACCTCCTAAGCGAATCCGTAGACGCGGCCCGTCCGCGGCTTCTTGGTTGCCTGCTTCTTCCACTCCGGCGACGCCAGCAGCTTCCTGCGCACCATCCGAGCTCCGATCGCGCCCACCACGGCGTCAATCTTTCGCGCGGACTCCCGATGCTCCTTGCCGATCGCCACGCCCCACCGGTTCGGCCGGCGGCG